CGCAACACAGTGATGTTTGCAGCAGCCGTGGGTTGTAAGAAAGAGCAGCCCGACAACTGGAAAGCCAGACTCGAGGAGATTAACAACAAGCATTGCACACCTCCGCTACCAGCGTCAGAGGTTGTGACGATACAGAACCAGCATGAAAAGAAAGAGTATGGATTTCCGTGTGATCAGGAGCCGCTCAAGAGTTTTTGCAACAAGAACTTATGCAAGACAAAGAAGTATGGCATTGGTGGTCACGCATCGAACGTAGAGATATCGGGGCTATGTGTAGTCAAGTCGGAGCCACCTGTGTGGTTTTGTGATGTGGCTGGACAGCGTGTCGAGATGACAACGGACGATCTGCAAACACCGCAGAGATTTCAGAAAGCATGCATGGAACAGATACGCAAAATGCCACCGCTGATGAAGCTGGCAGAGTGGCAGATCATTGTGTCGTTGATGATGGAAAACATGAGTGAGATCGAGGTGCCGGAAGAGTTGACATACAAAGGTCAGTTCATGGATCTGCTCGAGTCGTTTTGTGATGGCAGGGTACAGGCTCAATCAGCCGAAGAGATCACACTTGGCAAGCCGTTCACTAATGAAGAAGACAACATGACGTACTTCAAGATCGAGGCTTTGATGAAGTTTCTTCGCAACAACAAGTTCGAGACATACAGCCGAGGTCAGATTCAGGAGCGGTTGAAAGAGATAAACTCTGGTTCTCCTGCCAATGGGAGAAAGAGATTTGTAACCACCAGAGGTGACACACATCCTCTTCGCGTATGGTGGGTGCCTGCATTTAACAAAGAGGTTCAAGTTCCAAGTATCGAGGTCCAAGATAGTGAGGTGCCGTTCTAATGGAGACAACTATCTTCGGACCCCCGGGCACAGGCAAGACAACACGGTTGATTGAGATCGTACAACAGGAACTGGACAGTGGCACTAGACCTGAGTCGATAGCATTCGTATCGTTCAGTCGCAAGGCGGCAGAAGAAGCTCGAGAGAGGGCGGCTGCAAAGCTGAACATGGATGTGAATCAGATGGTCTGGTTTCGCACACTGCATAGCTTCGCGTTTCAGGTACTGGGACTGACGACAAAACAGGTGTTGAGTGGTAAAGATTATTCAGAGTTAGGAAAGCTGCTAGGTCTTGAATTCAGTTCTAATTCCTCAGTGACTATGGCGGATGGCCTTTTATTCTCTCCCGGGAAAAGTGGTGATGCGTATATGTCCATTATTCAAATGGCGAGAGTCAAAGGAATTAGCGTTGAGGATCAGTTTAATAAGACCGCTGACCGCAGGCTACACTATCAGCAACTCAAGCTGGTGTATGAGGTTTTGCGTGACTACAAAAAAGAAACAGGCAAGATAGACTTTGTGGACATGATCGAGAACTTTGTCGAACAGGGTGAGTGTCCGCTGCTCGATGTTTTGATTGTGGATGAAGCGCAGGATCTGGTTCCGTTGCAGTGGCGGATGGTGCATGAGGTCATGAAGCCCAACGCCAAGCGCATATACTATGCCGGAGATGATGATCAGTGCATATATTCTTGGATGGGTGTTGACGTTAAGGATTTCCTGAACGCATCTGAAAACAAGATAATACTGGACAAGTCCTACCGCCTGCCTGTGTCGATACAAAAACAAGCAGACAACATGGTCAGGCGTTTGATAACACGGCAACCAAAGACATGGTCGGGCACCGACGAGCAAGGTGCGATTGTCTGGCACCGTGACATCATGGATGTGGATATCAGGACAGGTGAGTGGTTGATCCTTGCTCGAACTAACTACATCGCGAACAAAGTGGCGAGTGACCTAAAGGATCAGGGCTTCTTGTACTGGCGTGAAGGGTCAGGCTGGTCGATATCACCAAACGTGTTGAGTGGCATTGAGCTATGGCTCGATCTGTGTAAGGGCAAGTATCTGTCTGCTGCGGATCTGAAGAAACTGTCCACGCTTTTGGTAGCAGATGTCATTACAAAGGCTGGCAGGAAGCAGCTTGCCAATCTGGACACCGAACAAACATATGACTGGTATGACATAAGAAAGCTTTGTGAGTTGGATGCACACATGGAAGACCCGTGGCACAAAGTAATCAAGGTGTCTGATCGAGAGCGGATATACATTACATCTGTGCGCCGGATGGGTGAGTCGATCCTGACAGGTACACCGCGCATAAAGATATCAACCATACATAAAGCCAAGGGTGGTGAGGCTGACAACGTAGCTCTGCTTCTGGACTCCTCGAGGGCTTGTGTTGAGAGTAGGGATCAAGACTCCGAGATCAGGACATTCTATGTTGGCCTGACTCGCGCGCGAAAGTCCCTGCATATTGTAGAATCACAATCATATTATGGGTTTCAACTATGAAAAACAGAAAACATTTTCTAGATACGGCAGAGGCACTGATCAATGGAGACAGAGCCAAGGAGTATGGTCCTGCCAGAGAGAACCACGAGCGTATAGCACAGATATGGGGCACCATACTTAACCATGAGGTTACGCCTGAACAGGTAGTTGCTTGTATGATAGGCTTGAAGTTAGCTAGATTAAGCCATGATATGACAAAGGACGATTCTTGGAGGGATATCATAGGTTATGCAGCCCTTGGCGGAGAGATTGTAAACGATGGATAAGCAAATGAACCTTCTTGATATCGATGTCAAAGAAGCAGCCCTTGGATTCGGTGATGATGAGTGGGATCCGCCGTCATCCTTTCCTGATCTTACAGGCTATGATCGTATCGCCATCGACTTGGAAACAAGAGATCCAAACCTGATGAAGCTGGGGCCGGGGTGGTGCAGGAACGATGGCTATGTCATAGGCTACGCTGTGGCGGCTGGTGATTTCGTTGGCTACTATCCTGTTCGTCACGAGGATGGCAACCTGCCGGAGAAGCTGGTGGTTAACTGGCTGAAGAAACAGATGGCTACACCCAAGATCGAGAAGGTAATGCACAATGCCATGTATGATCTGGGCTGGATGCGATGGGCAGGGATCGAGGTCCAAGGTCCGATAATCGATACCATGATAGCCGCGCCACTGCTTAACGAAAACCGTAGGTATTACAACCTAAACTCTCTGACCGGGGAGTATCTTGGGGAGTACAAGAACGAGAAGATGCTCAAGGCTGCGGCTGCGATGTATGGTGTAGATCCTAAGAGTGATATGTGGAGGCTGCCGTCAAAGTTTGTGGGCAGCTACGCCGAACAGGATGCTGCGGTGACACTGCGGCTATGGGACAGGCTGCGTGTGGACATCAAGCAGGATGAAGTCACAAGTATCTTTCAGTTGGAGTCCAGTTTGTTACCTGTTCTTCTTGAGATGAAAACCAAAGGTGTGCGTGTTGACACTGATGGGGCAGAGCAGATCCAGATCGAACTTAGCAAGCGCGAGAAAGAACTGTTAAAAGAGATAAGGTCCGATACCGGGGTGTCTATCGAGCCGTGGTCTGCTGCATCGGTGGCAAAGGCGTTCGATGCCCTTGGTCTTAAATACCATAGGACAGAAAACTCTAATGCTCCGTCCTTTACAAAGCAGTTTCTTAGCAATCACACTCATCCCATAGCGCAGAAGATTGTGAAATTGCGTGAATTTAATAAGGCAAATACTACCTTTGTTGAGACAATACTTGAACATTCGTGTAATGGTCGCATCCATTGTGATTTTAATCCTCTTCGTTCTGATGAAGGAGGGACAGTTACAGGACGATTTTCGTCGAGCAACCCGAATTTACAGCAGATTCCGGCAAGAGATCCAGAGATAAAGTCCATGATCCGTGGGTTGTTTATCCCTGAAGAGGGTACAAAGTGGGGCAGCTTCGACTATGCCTCACAAGAACCACGCTGGCTGGCGCACTACTGTGCTCAACTGAACGGCGTACACAGACACCCTCAGATAGATAGTGTAATTGATATGTATCAGCAGGGCAACGCTGACTTCCACCAGATGGTGGCAGACCTTGCTGACATAACCCGTAAGGAAGCCAAGACTGTAAACCTTGGTATCATGTACGGTATGGGCCGCAAAAAGCTGGCTGGTGTTATGGACATCGATGAGATGGAAGCCAAGTCTCTGCTCGAAAAGTATCATGAGAGGGTGCCATTTGTGAAAGGTATTGCAGATCTGGCATCAGCAACCGCTAGTAAATCAGGTTCGATACGAACATGGCTGGGGCGTAAATGCAGGTTTGATATGTGGGAGCCTAAGTCTTTCGGGTACAACAAGGCTATGAAGCTCGAGGAGGCAATCAAAGAGTATGGAGGCAAGGGTATGATACGTCGTGCCTTTACATACAAGGCGTTGAACAAACTCATCCAAGGTTCGAGTGCCGATCAGACAAAGAAAGCGATGGTAGATTGCCATGCCGAGGGTCTGACACCTATGCTTACAGTGCATGACGAGTTGTGCTTTAGCATCAGCAGCCAAGAACAATCAGACAGAATTGTTGAAATCATGTCCACTTGTGTGCCAGATTTAAAGGTGCCCTTCGAGGTTGACGCAGAACTTGGTAATAACTGGGGAGAAGTGGGATGAATTGTTGGCATTGTCAGACAAAATTAATTTGGGGTGGTGACCATGATCTTGAAGAAGAGAGTGACTCTTTTTTTATGGTTACTAATTTAAGTTGTCCCAAGTGTGGGGCATTCGTGGAAGTGTATCTTCCGAAACAAGAGGAGCAAGAAGATGTGGACTAAGTTTTTAAGACTGTTCTTTCCCTGTCTCGTTAAGGAGCCAGAGAGAGCAAGAGATAACAAGGGGCGGTTAGTTGGAGACAATAAAAGTACTCCGACAATCAACGAAGCATGGGAAGGTGGCAAAGCACCTGCCAAAAAGAGAGGCCGTCCGCCAAAGGCCAAGAAGCGCGGCAGACCACCGAAGAAAAAA